TTGTACAGGCTGCACCATATATGGCCTGTTTTGTTCGTAAGAGATAACAGGCGCGAACGCAAAAATTTGCTCATTTTTTTGTTTTTCAATAGTAATCACCCCGCTATAATCTGTTACTATGTGCGTGCCTAGAAATCGAGTTAATGTCGAGTTTAGGCTTAATATTAAAGACCCTTTTTTATCGTATAGTTCAAAAACAGCTTTATTTATTCCCATATGCCTATCCTTACCCTTAACTGATTGTTTTCATCAAATACTTGAATTAAGTCATCGCTAATTTCAACCCTTGCGCCACTCGTCTTAGTTCGTAGCGTGCCGATTGTTGCAGTAATAGATGAAAGGCTATCCACCTGCATTTTATCGGCGGTAACGGCCCCAGCCTGTATCATTCCTTTAGCGATAATATTGTTATCGAACAAAGCCTCACCAGTAACATGCAATAGCTTGCCGTCTATTCGCGTACCTGCTGGTGATAAGTTGATACGGCTCACCAGTTCCGCGCCATCCATATTATTGATTGCTTGCGTTACTTTCAAATCAATACCGCTTGAAATCTGCGTGATTTGTGAATTTACATTGTTTTGATAATCGTTCAAAGTCCGCTGGTACGCATTGCCAAGGTCGATTATCTTGCTATCCATACCATTGACGGCCGTCTTGACTGTTCCGACTTCGCTTTTCAAGTCATTTACAGCTTTGTCTATACCCTCTAGGCCTAGGCTTTCCATATCGAGTAGGGTTTTATCAATTTTAGCTTTGATAGTGGCTAGTTGCTCATCACTTCTAGGGCCTTCACCGAATAGATCAACAAACGCAACCTGTACTGTATGAACACCACTTTCCAATGGTATTGTTGCTACGTTTGTTGTGAAGAAATATCGTGTACCATCAACGTAAATATTAACCCCTTTACAACCTAATCTGATGTTGTCGGTAGTAATACCGATGCCATTTATCAAGCTAACAATTTTGATGTTAGATGGTTTAGGTGGAATAGGTACGTTATATGTCAATTCTGCCGGAGCGCTATACCCCTTTGTAGGGTTATGAGCATATAAATATACTTTTGCACTCCGTTCTGTTAGTAGAGTGCTTAAAGTAGTATTATTGCTTTTACCAATTAGCCCATACTCTTGGCCTGGGTGCAGATCATATCGCAACTCGTAAAAATCAATATCAGCGTTACGCACCTCTAACCAATTAAAGGTGGCAACATCACCAAACGAAACGCCCAGCCCTTGCGGAGTATTAGGCACTTCTGATTTGAGCTCAACTAATACAGATTTGATAATGCCTTGTGAGTAGTTTCCATGACGGTCCTTTACCTTTAATCGCACCTCATATGTATGGCCTAATTCACAACCACTAATAACGATTTGATTATCACCATTACCGCCATACTTCCATTCGTTTGTACCTTCACGATACCATGCTTCGACAGTATCAAACGTATTAATGGTTGGTTGAGTAAATGCAGCCACTACATCGAATGACAAAACACCATCGCCAATTTCGTAATATTTAGTAAATAATGCTAAATCGCTTACTTCCGGAATATAGTACGGTGTGATTGTATATGGGTATGCTTGCACCTCATCTAACCCTTGTTCGTTAGATCCATACATATTGAATGACGTAAATTTAAAATAAACCTGCTTTCCGATATCCTCTTTACGATACGGAGCATGATATAACGCCTCGTCAACTCTTACAAACCTAGCACCAGCATTATGAGCTGTATCATTAGTTCCATATTGACCGCGTATAATACCACCTAAAGCATAATCGCCATTAAGCTGCAATTGAGCTGTTTCATAAGATAAGCACTCGCCGTCAACCCAGCATAGAGTGTTAGCTCGTTCAGCATCAACATGACTGCCACCTTTTAATGCACCTTGATTAATTATCACATTAGCGGTGTTGCTTCCTTGTGTTAGGCTTGTTTTCAGCCTACCCATTCGAGCCTGTTGTGAGATATTGCCAATTCGTTTATAGTTTTCATTATTATCCGACAACCATATAGAACAGCCTCCCCAGTTAGGCTCTGAATTTACACCGATATATAATTCGTTGCCCCCTACATCACCTGGCGTTTGAATAATAGCCACGTCATTTACACTTGGAGCAGGCACATTATAATCAATAAAAGGCCGTTCGTTTTCATGAACGTTATACTTAGCCGGAGCATATGTTCCTGGTGGTTTACCTTCTGCTGTAATTTCAAGTTGTCCATCTGCAGCTTCTGATACTGACGTTATAACTACGATTTGCTCACGCAATCCGCATAACTCATCTGTGATTGTTACTAGGTCGCCTGGTTCCAATCTACAAAATGCCCAATCGAGATGGAATGTATATTGATTCTTTGCATATAGCCGTTTCATAGCAAGCTGTTCAGCGTAATATTGAGCCCTAGCCTTAGTATAGAGATAATGGGCTGACTTTTTAGAGGCTGGTTTAAGGCCATTCTTTTGAACGTCCGCTACCACCTCGAATGATACTGTTTCTTTTTCATAACTATTGGCGCGATTAATGAACTCAACTGTTGCCTGATTATAAGTTTCTGAGCTATCTTTTCGCTTATATACAATAAGTTGTCCGTCGCTAGCCGGAATAAGATCATCTGCCGTTAAGTTATATTGAATTTGATTAGCCGGCGACCAATCGCCAATAGGCTTATCGGCTAATGGTACAATTTTCAAACGGTCTGTGCTCCAAAATACAAGGCTGTTTGTAATTTCGGCTATATCATTAATAACATTTTGAGCCTTGGAGCTTTTACTGTCCGGAGGTGTACTAATTAGAATATCAGCTGCTTTACAATAAGCACGATAATTTTCTAATCCGTCTATGCTTACATCGTCAATGCCGATAGACTTTAACACATGCACAATATAATCGGCAGGGTTTACATCGATACCGTCGCCAGTATCTAATAGTTTCCCTCTAATTTCAAAATTAAATTGAGGTAGGCTACCTCGTTCTCCTAAATCAACAACCCCAGCCATATATGCCAAGCCACTATAAGGCAATGCCTTTTCAGGGTGCTTGGATAAAACATAAGGCCACGGAGCTTGTCCATAATCGCCATTATATGCCGTCAGTTCGATTTTTTCGCTCGGATATGTATATATCTCCTTGTCTCGCCAAACCTTCCCTATGCCAGCGATAGGGCCCTCACATAAGCCAATAGCACATGCAACAGTATAGGTGTAGGTTATTTCAGTATGCTTTGAGCCGCCACCCTTACCAGTTCTTGTCGTACTGCGATGTTCATGAGGTGTGAAATCGTCGTAGTAAATAATATTGCCACTCAATCGTGTAGTGCCTAACACTTCAGGCACTACCTCACCATATGAAGCACTGTTGATTTGAAAATCAGCAATCATATCGGCTCGATTAGTGGTATTTTTACCACGATTAAATAAAAATCCCATTATTTACCACCTTTCCTGAAACGATACACGGCACGCAAGCGACTTTTCCCTTTGGCGTCATAAAACAATACATCGTCAATCGACGAGAGAATAACGCCCAAGTCAACGAACGCATGAATTACTAAATTATTACCAATATAAATGGCACCGTGAGAAATGCAACGCCCATATTGGTATAGTAAGAAATCACCGATACGAAGATCATCAAAAGGCACCTCGTCTGCTACTTGTTTGACATATTTCAGGTACTTTTCTTCTGAACGATGTAAATGCCATTCATTGGAATAGTTTTCTATATTGAAATCTGCAATATTCATTAGGCCACTATCAACCACTGCAGCCACCAATAAATATGAGCAGTCTACCCCTTTACCTTTTACCATAGCGTTATTTTGATACGGAGTGCCTAGCCATTCACATGCCGCATTTGCTATACGTTCACCTGTTGTTAATTTCATCGTATCGTCTCCTTTAAAGGAACATAAGGTGTTGCCCTATTCCGACTAAAATTATTGAATTTATTCTTACAAGTAGTCGGTGTTTTGTCACACCCTGGATAGATATAAGCTACATCACCAATACGAGGTGATGTGTTCGTAGCACTCATATAAATAATGGTGCCATTTTTACTATCCATAATTTGCGTAGCTTGCCCTGCTAATGGTCCGCTTATCCATTCCATACCACCGGCCGTATAATAGCCGTCCTCAGATGGTATATCGATTTGTACAGTGTTCGTACCAGTAACAGCAGTTACTTTTGCTTTCTTGCGATAAGCCTTAATATCGACACCGCACTCTTTCGAGTAAATACTATAAGGACATTGAGGATAATATCTTCGGTTTGGATATTCGATATTGAGCTTCTGTACAACTGACTTTGCACTAATCTTCAATATAAAGCCACCGCCCTGTGTTACTTCGCAAATTCCATGGAATAGGTCTATGCACTCAATCACCTTGCCAGCATCGTCAAAAAAGGCACGGCGAAGATCAAGCGTTGCGCCGTCTAACCCACCATTATGAGCGACTTCCAATACAGGCACACCACCAATTTGGTCGTTTTGACTAGCAGTAATGGTTACGCTCAATTTATCAACGCTAACAGTACTGTTCGTAGCTATTTTTTCACGCGTAATAATAGGGCCATCACCTTTATAAGTGTGGCTCCCATAATTTACATCTGTATCGGTATCGGCCCAGTAATAGCTGATACCGCTTTTTAGTTTTAGCTCGTATAAATCACACGACAAGAATGATTGAGATGTGCTTAAATGATTGCTTAAAATCTGTCCGACTTCCTTCATTTACTCACCTCACTGTTACCAATTTAAAAGACTTAGACTTGAATATGTCTTTATAAATAATCTCGTCCGTATAATCACCGCTGAACATGACTTTCCAATAATATGTATAGTCGGCAGTAATAATCGCAGTCGGTGCTACTGTTACACCTTGTGCTAATCTGATTACGCCCTTATCAGATACAGCATTTATCGGTGTCCCATTAGCATATAATTTTAGGTTTTCGATATGTGCTACCGGTTCCCTAAAATCACCATACAAACGAACTGCTTGCCATTCAGATTGAGCCCCAATACCTAAACGAATGCCCTTTTCCTCAAAATCTTCTGGATCCAACCAAAGAAAAGGAATTGTACCGCCTTTTACTTTTGCATAGAACCCCATAATTTGCTTATGCTCCTCTGGAGTTAATATTGCAAATTCAGTAGTGATTGTATATTGCGGATACTGCCACGTTGTCATGGTACGCACTCGACCGCTCCCAGTACGCTTTATTTTAGTATCCCATTTTTGAGCCTTCGTAGACTTCCACGCAAGGGATTTGATATCCGGAAATTTAATTAAATCTGCCATGCTACCACGTCCCCTCCGTTGCTATAAATTCCCTATCCTGGTTAACTAAAAACTGTCTTAGCGAGCGTCCTGCGGAGTTTTCGAGCCATGTTCCAAATGATTGAGCGTCCATAGCAGATACGTTAAACGTAATGCTACCAGCACCGCCACCATTGGCACGAGCTATACCGCCACCGATTTCGTCGTAGGTGCTTTCACTCAAAGGCAATACAGCTTCTTTGTATTTACCTTCGCCAATCTCAGCATAAGTGGAACCATAAGCCACACCACCGCTTGCCAGTTTAGGTAATGATAGATTGCTACTAAATCCGCTTGAACCGGAATTAAACATACCGGAG